CCGTATTCAAATCAATTTTATATATTTTTTGCGTTTTTTTGTAAATTTTTTTAGGTAATTACAGGATATTTACTTTTTTTTTTGAAAACATGATTTTAATAAAGGTTTCATATGTAAATACTACTCAAATCTTATATTTGTAAGTTTAAAAGAAAAGTCCGGATGGAGTAGGATCGGATGACTATCTTCAAAGAAACTTGCATGAATATTAAGAGCAAACACTATAAAAATGTACGATGTCCTAATAAAGTAGTATTAGGAGAATATTGTTCAAAACATGCAAAGAATCCTATTCGATTTTCTTCAAAATTAAATATTTCTGCTAACCTTATTCAAAAGATTTGGCGTAAATATTCTTTCAGAAATCTATTTTCAAGACAAGGTCCAGCAAGAAATTGTTTTAGTCTGGCAAATAATAATACAGAATTATACAGTCTTGAATCTTTGGAAAGTATTCCAAAAATATATTTTTTTAGTTTCCATGATAATAATAAAAATATTTGGGCGTTTGATATCAGAACTCTTAGTTATCTATTATCAAAATCAAAGAAAGTCCAGAATCCGTATACTAGAGATATTCTGACCCCAGAGATTCTTACAAAAATTAAAATGAGAATTCAATGGCTAAAACAGAGACAATATAATACAATTTATAGTGACAATACTTCTTTTACAAGCGACCAAATCTGGAATCAGAATGTATTAGAAGCTTTTACAAAAATGGAAGAATCTGGATATATTGTAAATTCTGATTGGTTTCATGATTTAGAGAAAGACGACCATATTAAATTTTACAGAAAACTTTATGATATATGGAATTATAGACTTGGATTAACTATGAAAGAAAAGAATGTAATTGTTCCAGGTTTTAATTCTAAAAATAAACTCTTCAAACACTTTCCAGAAGAAATAAATATGAAAGAAGAAAAATATTTAAAAAAACTTAATTTAAATATTATTCAAAAATTAGTATCTTCTAGCACAGATAAAGCACAAGTGTCTTTAGGGGTTATGTATGTATTAATGGGATTATGTTACGTCCATAATTCTGTAGCAGATGCGTTCCCTTGGATTTATGCGTCTATTATTTAATTAGCACTAGGAGTATAATAAATGTTGGTAGAAGCAGCACATATTGTTCTTGGTGGGAAATATACATTAAAGCCAGGGTCTTTACAGTATACTCCAACAGACGACATAGTTTGAATAAATGGATATTCATATCTTTTAAAACAAGGTGTGGCGTTTATAATATATTGATTTAATACAGGGTCATCATCCGCACATACAGCACATTTTTGGTTACCTTGTAAAATAGCACTATAATCATTGGAAGTTCCAACACCCGTATAGGCTACATTGGCAGCGCAACTATCTTGATTTTGGTAAGGAGGCATTAATTGATTGGTATGTAAATCTGTAACGGCACTAACAATCTGAGGTGCTGTCGTAGATGTAGCTCTTGCTTGTTTCATAAGAGTTAATTCAGATGAATCACGCACTTTATTTCTTGCTACAAATTTGTTTGCTTCTTCTTGAATATATCTCATGCGTTCAGAGTAAGACATGGCCATTTTCCTTACTTACTCTTTACAAATTTTCAAAAATATTTTTTTCCGCAAAAAATCTAAAAAATTGATTCGTGTAGCCACGAAAATTTTGTATTCAAAAAAATGTCTAGTGCTATTGTGTTCCCCAAGGATTTCAAGCCCTCTAATGTTACCATTGCGCCTATCAAGGTTATGGATTCTGGTGCAAAGCAAGCCTATATTAACTATGAAGGCCACTCTATGATGATGCAGGTTTCTGGTCTTAGTGTCCCTTATGGCATGAGTATGTTTGACAAGGCCGGACCTGTCAAGTACTCTGTTGACCTATCTCTCAAGGGTTATGATGGTGACAATGTAAAGGTCAAGCAGATTTATGATGCGTTTACTGCTCTTGATGAGTATATGATTGATATGGGTGTTAAGAACTCTAAGTCATGGTTCAAGGATAATCTATCTCGTGAGATTATCAAGGCTTTCTACACTCCTTCTGTTCGTTTCTCCAAGGATGCGGAAGGCAACGTAAAGCCTTATCCTCCTACTCTCAAAGTCCAGCTCAAGCAGCGTGATGGCAAGTTTGAGACTGCCGTATATGATGAGAAGAAGCGCCCACTTTCTGACATTCCTCTTGAGGATATTCTTGTAAAGGGTGCGACCATCTCTTCGCTCATCCAGTGTACTGGTGTTTGGTTTGCTGGCTCCAAGTTCGGTCTCTCATGGAAGGCCATGCAGATTAAGGCCGACCATCTCCCTGAGAGCATCCGTGGGTTTGCTTTCCGCGATGAAGATGATTCTACTTCCTCTCGTGCTACACCAGCACCAGCACCAGCGCAAGTAAAGGCTGTTTCTACTAACAGTTTCTCTGCGCTCGCAGACGATGAGGAAGATGAAGAGATGGTAAATGATGAAGCCGCACTAGCCCCTTCTAAGGCCGTAGCTGCTCCTCCCATTATGGAGGATGACGAGGCTGACATTGTAGAGCCTGTTGCCGTTCCTAAGAAGGCTGCTACTACCACGGTAAAGAAGATTGTAAAAGCGGTTGTCAAGAAGTAGATTTATAATTAAATAAATATTATCTAATTAAAAAAATAAAAATGTATCTTTTTTATTGACCCGCACCATTAATATTTGTAGGAGCAAATGTATACGCATTTGTATCAGAGCAGATGCAACCACCTTGTCTGCGGTCTACAATGACTGCACCAGATTGTAGAGTAGGCTGCTCGGTTAATACAGTTGTTCCAGCATTTTGTGCTGCTCTCAGAACATTATTGAAAGCGTATAATGCTGCTTGTTGTCTGCGAAGAGTTATGTAAGAAGAATCGTGGTTTGCAGTAGGCATTCTACTACTAGATTTTTTTTTATCTTGGTAAAACGGGATTTAATGGAGTATTTGGTAAAACGCAACTGGCCGGTACGCTCCCATTTGAATATGTAATTGGAGGACAAGGTACAATTGTTGGAATAGGAGCATAATCTATAAATCTTGTATTAGAATTCATTGGGTTTATTTCTTGATTTAATATTTCTTGTTGAACTCTTGCTATTCGAACAGATTCTGGAACAACTGGTGCAGTAATAAAATTATAACATTTTGTTTTAGATATCAAATAAGCGCTTTCGGAAACAACATTTGTATTCCCTAAATAATTAGAGCTACATGATATACAATTATCTGCTCCTTGAAAAGCACGGGCTTTTGCTAAATTATCTTGTATGGCGCATCTTTGTGCGGCATATAATATATGTGCTATTCTACCTCCTTCTGTTGCCATTCTATTATTTAACTTTAACAGATTTTTTTAAAGTACTACTCTTTCTTAAAGTCTTCTTACGTGTTTTTTCTTTTTCAATTCTTATAACCTTTTCTCTTAATAGTGTCGGATACCCTTTTTGATAACCAGTACAATGAATCGGGAATGGTTCAAAAATATTCATTTTAGAAGCAACAAGTAGCCCATGTGTTTTAATACATTTACCAATATCACATATATATGTTTTCTCATGTTTATTGAAAAAATGGAAAGAATAATGTAATGTAATTAATGTTTCAAGTGAAGCAATATGTAGAGTTCTACCATCTTCTGTTTTAATATTATTATAAGAGTGGCATGCAGTTTCTTGAATTAATATAGCTAAAATAGTTCCTTTATTCAATACATGTACTCTAGCTGGAAGATAATCTCCTTTTCCAGCATAATGTATTATTTTTAATTCAGGTATTCCTATAGTACGTTTCAAGTCAAACGCATCCTTTTTGATATTAGAGCTGTAAAATAATAGAGGTCCATAATTGTTTAATTTATAGCTTACATTCTTTGTTGTTAATGAGCGCTTATATAAACTCTCTAAATCTAAATTTGCTAAGACTTTTTGACGAGTAATAATAAACTCCAATACTTTCTCTTTATTAGATACTAATTTTTGATAATGAAGTTTAGAGCATGGTTTTATAGGAAAATGTTTATTTAATAACTGAACTCTTTTGAAAACTTTTTCCCAACGTTCTACTTCTCCACGAGGACGACTTAATTCTAAATACATCATCATTCTTAACATATTTTCATTTGTATAATGAAGTCCATCAATTACTTTAGAGTTCTTTAAAAATGTATCGTAAATATCATAATTAATCTCTGTAATATCAGCAACTGCGATATAATTTACTAGAATTTTTTTAGTTCCTTCATGGACGCCAACACGATTATACACATCATTATAACCAGCAGCTTTTAGAGCATTTACTAGTTCTTTTACATCGTTATCTCCATCGGGAGTTAAAAAATCGTAATCGGGAAGATCATAATCTGGGCTATAAAATTTATGTTTTACAGGTAAAAGAGCATTCATCGCAGTTCCACCATAACAAATACGTTTTTTTTTAGCAATAAAATCTTTAACAATATCAAGTGCGTGTAATATTTCAGAATCATGTGCTGATTCATAATTTAAAATTTCTTCTGCTTTTTCTACCGCTTTCTTTAATCGGGTTTCTATAAGTTTATCTTTAGTAAGTTTCTGTTCTAAAATAGAATTATGAATATCTTCTTCCATACCTAATTAAGAAGTAGATTTTATCTTATAGCATGAATTATTGTATAAGCCAAAGATTTTTTTTGAATTATCTAATCCATCAGAGAAATAATCATGTAATACAACATTTACTTTGAATTTATTTAATAATCTATCTACTTGGTCTTTTGAGAGATTCTGGTCGTTGCTAGGTTTTACAATTACAAATTTATTCATATGGAGTTCTGTAAATCTATCTTTTTCTGCGCTCGTCTTATTTAATAATGTATCCGCATTATAGATATACGCATTTACAGAATTATCAGCAGCAACAGATGTTGCGTCAACTGTTTCTGTTTCTTTTACATAATAACGAAAATGTATTTTTTTATTTAACTCTAGTCTTTCTTTTAGAGTTGTATTAATATTTGTACCAATTATTATTTGGTTATTAAAATCAGAAAATTTATTATTAAATAAATCTGATTCTTTATTTGCTTTTGCAAATCCTTTAATTCTTACATCTGTAAATATTTTTAATGTATCAGAAACTTTCTTTATATATTTCTCAACATCAGAAGGCAAACGAATAAAATGTAACATAATAATAACTGGATAATTATGAAATGGTATAGAATCATTATTATAGTTGTTTAAGATTGATTGAAATGTATTTTGTAATGAAGCCGAATTTTTAGAAGATAAATTCTTAGCATCTTGTCTCCATATTAGAACTGGCTCATACACTTTACCAAATTTATCTTTATCAAGATTATCTGATTCAAAATAATCAATTTGTAAAAAGAAGGACCTACTTCCTAAGCGTAATTGTTCAAGTATTCCAGAGCTAGAATCAAATACATTATTTCCTAAATAAGCAGCTTGTTTAAAACATACTGGCTGTAAATTTATTAATTTATAGTCGTCATTAGTATCATGATTCTCTGTGGCATTCACTATTAATTTATCAACACGCCTTGAAGCATCTGCTGCATCTACTGCCACTTCTGGATTTTCAAAACCTTGTATTCTTACTGTTTTGGTCACAAAAAGAATTATTACTACTACTAATCCAAATAATGCGGCATATAATAATAGTTTTGACATTGTAAATGGCCTCTGAAAGTAACTTGGAATTGTTTTAAGAAAACTTGTTAGCCTTAACCAATTATTGCTAAACCATGTGCTTAATTTAGATGTAGTAGTTGCACTAAACCCCACTGCTTTTCCTGCTGCTAATTTACCAGCACCAAGAGGTCCTTGACTTACTAATCTAGCAGATTCTATTGTATCACTTGTTGAACCTAATTTATTACCAAATCCTAATACCATCTATTAGTCAATTTGTATTTTGTTTTATAGCGTTTATTTCATCATATAAGCCTCCATTGCTTTATCAAAAGCATCGAATTGTTCTTCCATTGTTACCTTTTTCTTAGCCTTTTCAACTTTGCCTTTGTTCTTTAATAATTTCTGTAAATTTGATGAAGATACAGAAGGATATTGAAGAACTTCTGTAAAGAATTTTGGTGTTTGAGAAACTGCTCTTGACAATACAATTGGGTCTTTAATCAATGTAGATGCTGCCGGAATTTTCCATCGAGGAACTTCACATAATATTCTTGCGCATAATCCTAATAAATTTTTTTTGAATGTTGCTGTAAAGCGAGTATCATTAGATTTGAATACTTCGATAATATATTGAAATTCTTCATGCATTCTTATTTGTTGTTTTTTAGCTAGCTCTTTATAAAATTCTGCGAATAAAGATAAAAAATAATAAGATACATCATTTCCATTCTTACCATTTGACCTATCAACAGTTGAAAGAGAACTTTTTGAATTTTCTTTTCTAAGCTTAGTTTCTTCTTCATAAGTCCATTTCATCCAGAATAACACTCGCTCCAAAGAATATTCTGCTAAATTTTTACAAATCTGATTTCCAACAATTCTCAGAATCATTAAATCCCCATCACCTTTCCAAACTTTATTTACAATTTCAGTATCTGTAGCTGTAGATATACTTTTTATCCATGTGGCATCATGTGTTTCTGAGCCGACTTTTGGCCAAGTAAGTTTAGGAACTTTAGGAGCATCATGAAGAATAAGAATAATCTCTCCAACTTTTTGTTGGAAATCTAAATTATTATAAAGTGTT